ATTCACGGCCACCCAGCAGGCCAGTATGCCGGAGTTGGCACCACTCACTATGTGATTATCAACCAATCGCCATCCGTCTATCCTAGCGTCGGCCCTGGTGTAGTATCTGGTGTTGGTGTTGATCTTGAGTTGTTTGACCACTTCGATGTCGAACGCACAAACGGCGTCAACGGGCCTTATTGTTTCAATGTAGTTGCAACCTAGCTCAATAGGTTGTCGTGGCAGTGTGTCTGCTAGTTTGCTCTGTGATGGACCGTTGAACCAAATAAGCATATAAAAAGAAAGGGCCCGAAGGCCCTTTCCATAATCCTGGAGGTCAAATCAATTAGTTGATTTGGTTGTCTCCTAACACTTTGATACCGTAAGAGTTGTGTAATACAGATACACCGTATCTTGTAGAAGCAACAACTTCTTCAGCTCTTAGTGAAGCATCTCTTTGAGTCTCGATGTTGATGTTTTGAGCAACTGCAAGACCTAAAGCATCTCTTGAGAAGATACCGTTGGTCACGCCTGTCGCTGAATCTTCAACAACGTTCGAGCTTTCGTAGATGTCTATGCCAGCTATACGGCCGATGTAGCCTTCTGACATCGCTTGGTTAACAACACTAGAAGCATTTGGATTAACGAAAGTGTTAGTCAATGTTTTCTTGATGTTGTAGATAGACTTGGGATTGAACACGCCGAAGTATGGTCCTGGAACCGCATTCGCTTTCAATGTAGCGTATGCTTCGAAAAGGTCCTTAACTTCTAGCTCGTCACCCGCCGCACCGATTTGTGATGTGAAAGTTGAGAACAGGCCAGTTAAAGCTCTGTCGTGTCTTTTCGCGATCGCTTCACCAAATAACTTACCTAGGTCAGCAACAACGTTTGATACTGAATGGTTTCTAGCCATGTCAGTCAGTGTAGTCATGATACCTGCTTCAGTTAATGTGATGTTAGCAACACCTGTTGATACTTCAGTGTTTGCTAGATCTGAGTTCTCACCTGCGTCTGAGGCGATAGTTTGTGTGCTGTATAAAGGCACTTGTAATACCTTACCAGCGTTTGCAGGAACTGTGAATTGTTTCACAAGTCCTGGCATGATTGAAGTTTCGGATGCCACGAACATAGCCTCTTGGACTATCGGGGCGATCAGATCATTCAACGTTCCTGTAGTTGTTTCATTAGCCATTTTGCTAATCTCCTTTAAGTTGTTAATTTAGAAGACCTAGAAGCCTTGTTTCTTGCGATACTCGGCGTAGACCTTCCTGTGTTCTGGATTTGTCATGTCCAGTTTATTAACATCAACTTGGGAAACACCTGCTGTGCCAGTGTTGGACTTGGATCCACCGCCTGGTTGTCCCGCTGAGACGAAGTGTGGGTTTGATTGTAAGAATTCTCCTACCAACCCATCTACCGTCAAGGGATCACCATTGTCAGTGTATCTAGTCTGACCCGTCTTGGGATCAATGACCTCAACCTCACCTGTCTCTGACATCTTGATGTTGTCCCTCACGAGCCTCGCGACCTGTTCCGGGTTCACCGCTTTCTTGGTCGATGCGGCATTTATCAATGCACCATCCACCTTGATCTTTGTCAGTTCAGATGTCAGTGTTGAAATCTTTGAATTGAACTTCTCTGCGTTCTCCTTCAACAGTTTCTCAAACTCTGACTTCTCCTTTGCTTGGGAGATCTTTAGTTCTTCCTCCTTCTGCATTAGAGTCTGGTATTTCTCAACGTCTATGCCCTCGAATCTCTTGGCCAGTTTGGCTTCGGCTTTTCTTCTTACTTCAGCCGCCACTGCATCGAGTTCTGCCTGCGTATAGACTTTCGCGGGTTGATTGTCCGCTGTAGCCTGGATCGTGTTAGAGACTGTGTCAGCCGCCCCAGTGGCAGTCTGAACGTCTTGCGATGTTGTTTCTTGACTCATCGTAGTCCTCCTTTTGTTGTGCGTGGCAGGATATACCACAATGTGTTGATATTTATTAGTAAAACTGGTCAAACGAATCTATAGACCATTTCTCGTAGTATCCAGATTGTTTCAACTTTTTTTGTGCTTGTTTCAGTTTCACCATATCCTGTATCATCACCAATGGCCGTCGGCCATAACTGAATGACACACCCTTATGTAGTCCATCGTTGTCGGGGTGGTCATACATTATGGCGTAGTCAGGATTATTCTTGTGTGCCCGCCGACAAAGATTTGATAGTTTGCGTTCGGTTATCTCGTCAGTGAAATATAGGATGACAATGTCCAGGCCAAGGCTAACAAAAAGACCGCAACACTGATCAATCTGATCCAGCACATCTGTCTTCGCAGGCGTGATCTGTATTTTACGATCCTCAAGTGTTCTTTTCGCAAACGGACAGATTGCCGCTCCACTCGCCTTATGAGTTTTAGCAACAACCTGTCTGATCCACTTCTCAATGTCCTTACCTACGTCTACCACTTGGTTTACTAGGCTTCCTTCTACCGGATGACATCGGTTTCCTTCTACCGCTTCTCTTAGGTCCTGGCATCTTGGTCCTCCTTTTTCCTGTGCTTGGTTGGGAACTTCTCGGGTCTGCCCTCGTTCCTTGATGGAGCGTAAAGGTCCAACAGTTCAATGCCCCTGGCGTGTGCCACTCGTTTCAACAGCACACAGGCCTTCCTGGCCCTGGCGGCGTTGGTCTTGCTGGGGTGCTTCATCAATTTGTCATAGTGGGTGAAGTAGTCAAGGCACAACTGCTTCATCTGCCTGTGCCTGGCTGTCTCCTCTGGTAATCTGTATAGTTTCCTAATCATTGGTTGGTGTGAAATGTATGCTGTGCCAAGGTGCCGTGAGTCCGTGGCTGTTCTTGTATATCTCTCCGGTCTGGACTGATTGTGCGGCCATGAATGTCCTGGTGCCATTGCCTGATCTCTTCTTCTGTATCACCTTACAGGGCCTCCACTCCTGACCTCTGGCGTAATACTTCATGTGATGTGTCTGCTGTCCCTTGCGGGTCTTGATGCCTGCCATCCTTTACCTCCACGCCCTGATACTCCAGTATGCTGGGCTCAGTGATTTCTGTCCACGCACCTTTTGTAGGATCGCACCCATCCTGGCCATGAATGATCTCTTCCTTGCTGGTATGTTGGACCTGATACGCATGTCGGGATCACCGAACCTGACTATGTTGACGTCGCCGGTCCGTTGGTTCCTCACATACACCGCGAACTTCTTGCTCTTGCCCGGTGTCCTGAATGGTTTATTGAGTGTTATCTTCCTGCCCTGGTATTGAGCCATTGGTGCCTCCAAAGAATTGTGCTATCTCCGGATGCAGTTCAAATATTTCTTCGTTGGTGTAGCCCTGTTCGATCATCTCCCTCATGTGGGTAATCATCTGTATGGGATCAGTCATTGGTGGGTGTTGTTGCCCATCATCCGCCAACTGGTTCTGCATTTCTTCCAACTCGTCGTCATCCTTCGCTAGTATCTCGATCGTCTTCTGATCTATAATGCTTTTAACATTTGGAGTGGCCGTCGCTGAGTCCCTCTGGGCGCTCGCGGCCTTGCTGATTATGTCCATGTCCAGGTTCTTGTCCCTGATGTGGAAAGCCATTGGATACTTGATCTCACCATCCCATGATTCACCCTGCCACAGTCCAAACAGTCTGAACATCTGTTCCTCGAACAGTTCCAGATTCTTGGCCTTCTCGCACAGTTTGGAATCCAGTAAAATAAATTCACTCTGCATCGCGACACCTGACATCTGTCTTGTTTCAATTGCTCTGATTGACCCCATGTGAGCCATCCTGTCAATTGACTTCACGGTCTCATCCATGGTCTTTAATATGGCCTCAAGATTACCACCGTTTGGTTGAAGCAAATATGGTTTTAGATTTGGATCCAGTTCCTCTGGCATGTCGATTATGGCACCCGCTCCCGCCTGTGCTGACACCGAACGTGTCTTGACCAGACTTGGATGGTTTGTCAGAGATATCAGTTGTTCCGCCTCTGAATAACAGTTGCCCAGGAACCTCTGTGCTTGTGCTATCGAATCGATGTCTGACACACCGATGCCCTTGATCGGTCCCCTGTTGGCGTAGCACCATACCGCTGGGACCTTGCCCAGTAGGTTTGGTCTCGAGTCCACTTGTTTCATTGGATCCTTGGCGTCATTGCCATTATATGAATATAATTCTATGGTGTCTGGTGTCCACTTCCTCACGTAGAACTCTCCAGCCCTCTGGTAAGGTCTCTCATCATGTTCCAACAACATCAGTTCAGTGAGTTCATAGTGCCCATTGGGCTGTCTCACGAATCTCCAGTTCAGGATGTTCTCTGGCGTGTATATTGTTGTGTAAGGCCTAATGCCCTGGGCCAGCTCGTCGGCCCTCGTGCCCACCACGGTCTCTGGTCGGTCCATCAACACCAAACAGTGTCCATATATTGAACTCTGTATGTTGACCTCCCGCATGAAAGAATCCCAGCTCCTGCCCTCCATGTCGCAGTCCTTCATGAACTGTTCAAGTTCAGGTGAATCCTCTAGATTTCCAAAGTCCCTCTTGGGTTGCTGTCTGTATAGGAAAGCGTTGAATGTCTGTATGATGGCACGGCAGTGGTTGTCCTCGGCCGCGTGTGATAGTCTGGTTAGGTATTCGCCCTCGTTCTCGTATTGGTATCTCTTTAGATACATGCCCCTCTTGTATTCAGCACCACCTAGGTATGATCGCTTGAGGAACTTCCAATGATGGATGTAGGCATCATAGTCCTGGTGGACCGGTAATGAAATAGTCTTGCCTGATGTGTCTGTGAATGATGTGCCGGTTAAACCGTAGATGTCTTGTGCCATTATCTTATCGCTCCTACTTTGATAGAGAACCGTTCGGGTGCCTGTTGTTCATACGCGGTCCTGATTGGGTAAAGAAATGAAATCAAATATCCTAATGCGTCATTCATATGGTCAAATCCCTGTGTCTTGTCTGGCAACACGGTTCCCTCTTTATAAGTGTGTTTGCTAATGCTATTTAACATATTCTTACACTTGGGATGAATGAATACAGTGCGCTCGTTTGACGCCGAACACAACTTGGCGTTGACGGAGTTTATCCTGTCCCTGATGGCCATGTGCTTTGGTGGCACCTTGCAGATGAATCCCGCGTTCTGCAGTATCGAAAGGTCAGTCCTACCACCCGCTGATGTCTTCCTCTGCCTGGATGCTGGATCTGGATAGCAGAATATCTTCTTGCCCGGATATCTCCTGTGGATCTCTTGGCACAGTTCATCCGTGTTGGAACTCCATATGGTGATCTCGTCCATGATGTAGACGGTGCCGTTCTGGATGTAGGCCACCACCGCACTCATGGGATCAAGGTTGAAGTCAATGCCTATGTGTAAAATGCTGTTGTCCAAGGGCTCGTCGAAATGCCTCACGTTTTCATTCATGGAGAAGCCATGGTAGATTATGCCCGAGTATGTCTCCCACGTGGCCTGGTATTCCTGTCGGAACGTCTTGGCGTCAAGGTCCCGCTTGGCCTGTTCTATCTCGCCCTCATCGACGAAACCGCCATCTATGGTGGTGTATAGGTAACTGCTCCAGTCCTGCTCAGTGGGATCCTGTCCCCTCTGGTATAGGTCGTGGAACCAGTTCATGCCTTTTGGTGTGCCAGCGAACAGTGCCAATCCCTTGGTGTCTGAAAGTGTGGGCCTCAGCACCTCCGACCAGGCGGCCTCGTCTATGTCCGCGCTCTCGTCCAGCACTATGAAGTCGATACCCACACCCCTCAGTGAGTCCTTGTTGTCAGCACCTCGCAGGCATATCCTTGACTTGTTCTTTAATTCTATGGTGAGTTCTGCCTCGTTGATCTTCTTGACCCAACGCAGGTCTTTCAGTATCTCTTTGATCTTGACCCAACATATCTGTTTGGCCTGCCGGTATGATGGTGCCACATACCAACACACACGCCCTGGTATCCTGGCGTGATAACAAAGTTCCCTGATTGCTAAGGTAGTTTTTCCGAAACGTCGGCCAGTCACAAGAACACGGAATCGTGCTTGGTCATCCGCGACCTTGCGTTGCGGTGTTGATAGTTTCATATATGTTTAGTTATTGGGGGACTATTTCTCGTCCCACGGTAATGGTGCCGTTGATTCTTCGTCAGTTGGTGAGTCCTGTTGTCCCAACCAGTTCTTACCCAGGAACATAAGCATCCTGGCGTCGCCCGCCAATGCCTTCTCGAACTGGGCACGTCTAAGGCTCTTCTTACCTTCAGCCTTGCCCTTCTCTATCAGGTTCTTGAATCTCTTCTGTAGTGTTGTGACTGAAGTGCCCACGCAGTCCGCTATCTCTTCATAGGTGCAGTGCATCGAGGCCAGTTTGAAGATCAGGTCATGATCCAGTTTGTATGATTTCTTCTGTGCGTCCATTACAACAATCTCTCCTTGACCACTATCCTGAATGATCTCGCGTCGGTGTCACCTTGGGTGGTGACGATCTTGCACTTGACCGTGTAGATGTTGTTGACAGTGCCACCCTCCAGTCTTATGCTGACCAACACACCCCCGGTCACCAAAACATCAGTGGCCTCGTTTGTTGGGAAAGCCAGTGGTGAACTGTCCCCGGTGATGGTCTCTATTGTGACGTCCGCGGAAGTCACGGTGTCACCTGAGTTTAGGTAGTCCGTGAAGTCAAGTCCGTATTGCACGTTGGCATCCGGGTCCTTGTCTATGTATAATCCGTCGTTGTCTCTCTTGAATCCTGTTAAGTTGGCCATTATTGCTCCTGTCTTACCCTAGGTGTCGAGAATCTGTTCTTGAATGGTGGAATCCTCAATCTCAAACTCCTAGTTTCTTGCGGCACCAGGTAGTCACCTGTTTCAGTGCCAATGGTATTTAACCTTGTTTCCTGGCTAACAAGTGTTTGCCTATTTTCAAACGGCAACACCACCTGTCTAGATTCCTGTAAAACCTGTATAGTGAAGTAGGGATCCGCCTGGAAGAACAGCCTTCCCACCTGCAGTGTGCTGGCGAACGCCAATAGTGCGGCGATGCCACTCGGTCGGAATGTTGGGTTGATCTCAACCTCAGATTGTGCTTGATACAGTTCCGCTGTGGTGCCTGGTCGGAACGTGGGTTCAACCGCGAACGTGAAGGCCACATCAATGTCAGCAAAAGTGTCAGTTATCGCATTCGCGGTCAGAACAGGGGTGAATGCGCCAGTGATACGTATTGGTTCTTCTTCTAGGTCGTATATGATGTTGGCGGTCAGAGCAGGTGCGAACGCACCACTCATGGCTATGTCAACGTCAATGACACCAGACGCAGTGAAACTGGTAGTGAATACAGCATCCAGGTCGGCCTCGGCGGCCTCCTCCAGTGCTGTGTCCTCTGTGATGGTGAACGTGCCAGTGTAGGCCACCGTGTCACCGATGAGGAATGTGGGTGTGGCCACGAGATCACCCAGTGAGTCAACTCCATATGGTGTCTCCCAGACATCGTCTGGCCAGTTGTCCCATGTGGCCTCGTCACCGATCCAGGTGGTTGTTGGCCAAGCGTCCCATGTGCTGTTGGCCAGGAACGTCCAACTGTATTCACCTTGGTTGAGTGAGAAGTCAGCTACCGCGTAACCCTGCACGAAGTAACTGTTTAGGTTAAAACTGTCCCAGGTGTAGTCACCAGTGATGTCGTAGATCATGTTGCCAACGAAATCTGCAGTTGTGTTGGCTGTTAATGATTCAATTATACCGTGCGTGAAACCAGAGGTCTCGGAGAAGGAAGTCACCGCGGTCAGTGACCCAGATGCCAACACTAGATTTTCTGTTGATGCCAGGATGTTGGCTTCCAATGGTAAATTTTTTGTTATGCTGAATTTTATATTGCCTGATAAATCCGCGGTGGTCTCAGACTGTATGTTTGCCTCGGCCAATCTAACATTCTTGGACTGTTCGTTTAGACTGGATTGGCATGCCAATGACGCCTCGGCTTGCTGAATGATGCCGCCAAGACAGTTTAAACTGCTCGTTGCTGGATCAAATGATACAGTGTCATTGTTGACACCGTCTATGGTGTATAGGTTGCCTTCCCAACTACGAGTGGCAGTGGCCCTCACCTCCGGAACGAAAACTAGATCCCATCCGCTAAAGAATCCAGAAGTGTTATAACTTCCAACCCTGACAGTTGATTGTAGACTGCTTAGAGTGTTCTTGGATCCACCGGTTACTGCTGATCCTTGAAGCACATGATCTGATCTAAGATTAAAAATTTGTGCTTGATTAGGCCAATCACGACTTCCGGAACCAGTTGGTAATTGATCATTGATAGAAATGGTATGTAAGACATCACTGCCAAGTGCTTCTTCTGTGATCGTGAAATCATATGTGATGGGGAAACTACTTCCACCGGTCCAACTACCATAGAATACCAAACCATTGTTGTCAATACGGGCATTGGAGAAAGTTACCCTACATCTGCTTGAGGGTATACCATTCTTGCTGGTGAGCACGGATGATTCAATTGCATCACCCCATGGGAATGTGAGTGTTTCACTGTTCCCGCTGGAATTTGTCAGTTCCTTGTCATACCTTGTGGCATCACCACCATCAAGGGTGGTGCCGCTGGCGGTCCAAGCACCACCAGGACCTGTAGAGGTCTCTGTGATGTCATTGGCCGTTACTTGATATCTCTGGCTATATTGTTGCTGTAGATCGTCAATCGTTTCTGCGAAGACGAACTGTTTTGTGTCTGACACGGGGTTTTTACCTCCGTGATTACGCTAGACTGATGCTTAGGTTACCGCTTGATACTGTGAACTGGTCTCCTGAACTCACTGTCTTGCTAGTGGTCAGTGTTCCATAGAACAACACGTTGCCGCCTGTGCTCGCATCCATCAAAGCGATGTGCGTCACCACCTGTCCAGTGGAACCTGCGGTGTCATAGTTGGCAGTGGCCACTGGGAATGACACAGACGCTGAAGTCTCGATCGTTCCTGTCGTGGTCGTTCCAGCCGCCGCGAAAGTCACTGACTGTCTGGCGTATGAACCGTTGTTGATCTCAAAGTAGCCCCAGTCTGATGATGAACCAGTTCCTGATGTGCCTGATTCCAAGGCCGCCGAAGCCGCCGATCCTGAGTCCGCGAATAAAGCCACATACACCGTTGATGGTGCCGTGTAGGGTGCCGTTCCATATCTAAGTGTATGGTCCAGTAATTTGTCTTCTAAGTAGTTTGATGCCGCTGACATAATTTGTTTCTCCTTTGTAATATTACCTAACTATTTATTGCTAACCCCTGCTGGAATCATCCCTGTTGCCGTCACAATGGAACAACGCTAATGTGTTCTCGTCCGTGGTGAATGCTGATGTTGGCACCGTGTAGGATGCGCCAGAATACCTCTCGGTGTTGCTGATCCTGATCTCATCAAAAACTGCCCTGGGTCCATTTACTGCCCTGGTGCCCCGGAATCCAAACGCACAACTTGATGCGTTGCCGTTGTAGGTGTAGGAGCTGTCATTGACCACCCTTGATCCATTCACATACCAGTTCTGTGTGCCGGATCCGTTGCTGACGATGGCCACGTGTGTGGAAGATGTGAAATTGCTACGTGCTGAGTTGGTGCCAGTCACGTTGTTGGTGTCGAAATACACCAATGAACCATTTGCGGTTACACGACCATAGTTGTTGGCGGTGTCCTCGAGACCTTCGGTGTCATCTAATGTGATCTTGAAGATGTCGTGTGACTGCGTCAGTGAATTAGTGTTGGTGAAGGCCAACCAGAACTCTATGGTGTAGGCGAAGTTGGTGTTGAATCTGAAACTGGTGTCACTGGGATACAAGGTGATGGTGCTGTCGGTGTCGTCCACTGATCCATCGAAGTCTGACATCTGTGAGGTGCCAAACGCGGAAGGTGATGATATGCCGCTGAATCCAGTGTGTCCCGCCAATATGGTCCAATCCGCCGCCTGTGTGTTGGCGGTGCTTGAAACTGCTGACGATGCCAGTATGTGTTTGGCGAATCCTATCGGCATGGTTCCCCCTAGGCCGCGAATGCCTTGGCTATGCTTCCCAGGTAGTTGGTGCCATCATTGAATATGGTCACGACGTCGATCGAACCACCCGCCGTTGACAGTGTGGGTGTGCCACCCGCGAATTTCACCGCTGTGGATCCATCCGTGCCGAAAGTGGCCGTCCTGGTGCCCGTGACGTCCTGTGTTATGATCAAGGTCACTGAACCACCTGTTGGTAGTGCTGATATGTTGAATTCTGTGTTTGTGTCCAGTGTCACAGTGTGGACGGATGCCAGGGACGAATCAACGGTTATGGTTGAACTTGAAGTTAGACTGTTGATGTCCTCCTTGTAGCCCACGTTGAATCTTGCTGTGGCGTTGAGATTGATGTCACCTGTGCCGGCCGGATCTAGGGTGATGTCCGCATTGGATGGCGAACTTATGGTTGAACCGGTTATGGTTAGGTCACCATTGCCATCATCAGTGATGTAACTGGTAAGGTCTGGTCCTGTAATTGTAAGTGTATCACCTGAAACCGCGGTTGTGATGTTCTGTGTGCCCGCTATCTTGAATGTCTCTCCCAGGTTCACGGTGGTGCCTGTTGAATCATCGCCCACGAATGTCATTGTGGTGGTTGAACCGGTGTCATCAGTGGCCAATTCAAATCTGGAATTTGACGTGTTGTATTTTAGGATCTGATTGTTTGTGGGTGAATCAATGTTGAACATGTCAATGATGGCATTGACGTTGTCCACGTTCTGTTTGATGTCTGGTCTCGCTAGACGAGGTGAATCAGTCCCTGAATCTAGATTGGCAGTGGATGCCTTTGTTCCTGAGGGCCAAGTAGCCATGATAGCAGTCTCCTTTAACTATATTTAATCTTTGTTTGATGCTTCGGGCATGTCACCAACCGGTGTATCGGTTTTTGGCAACTGCGCCAGTAACTTCTGGTGTAGCTGTCCAATGATGATCATCTCCTGGGCTCCAAACAGGCCACGTCTCGCGGCCAAGTCTAGGATCTGTGCTAATAATCTGTAATCGTTTTCAATTAACATGTCTGTATTATATAGCATTCCCGATCCGTTGTCAATCTTTTTTATTCGTTCTCTATGAATGTTTTGCCTGACAGTTTCTCAACCTCGGCCACCAATTTCTCCATGTTGATCCTGACCGTTTTACCTGTCTTGCTGTTCCTAGAGTAGTATTCCCATTCGCCTGCTTCGTTGTGCGGTGATATCTTTGTGACGTTGCCGGCCTCGTCCCTCACATACACTTCTGATGAGCCCGCGTCGTCCTTGGCGTAGATGTGTGCGGAATCCGCCACACCACTTGGATCACTGGCCTGGTTGGCAAGTATAACAGCACCAAATCTTGAAAGTTTGTTGGCATTGTCATAGAACGCATAGATGTTTGTGGGGTTTGTTCCACCAACATACTCGTCTCCATGATAGTAATAACCATAGTGATTGGTGATTGAACTTGCGGCACCGATAACGTAGTAACCTGCTCTGAACGCATATGCGTTGGTGATGTTGAAATCCGCTCCTGTGCCAGTGTCATCATTGGCCGCGTAACTGATGGCCATACAACCTGTTGAATCAGTGACGGTTACGTCACCCTGTGCTGTTGCACTGTTGAATGTGTATGCACCATGTGCGATCTCCAATCCCCTGTTGTTGGCCAAAGTGGCCGCTGTGGCACTGGAGTTCATGCTGATTGCACCAAATGACGCACCCAGTGGTCCACGGAACAGTCCTGATCTTGTATAACTGTATCCGGCATGATCAAGTGTCGTCAGTGACAACAGACCCCTTGGTCTGAAGTTGGAGTTGGTAGTTGATCCATTTGTCAATTGCACGTCATGGTGGAATCCGGCCATATATTCAAATCCACTAGTGTTGGCGTCCTTAGATTCCTCTTTGATCAAGGAGAAATCTGTTACCCTGCT